TTAATCCTGAGATTAGAAGAGACATGGATATAGAACTACCCAATGCCTCTCGTGAGATTAACGATGATGAGTTAGTAGTCGGTACAGAGCAGCTCAGCGAAGCTGAAGTACTCGAACAGCTTAATGGTAGTAGTGAGTAAACCATGATTACTACACTAAATCTCGAAGAAATGAACGTAGTCAGTGAGGTTAATCAATTTAACCGAACTAAGGAAGGACACGATAGTGACCGAACTGAATAATCTCACTCCTTATTCATTAGGGATTGCTGCAGTTAACTTAGAATTAGGCACCGATATCCTAACGGTTTATCCTCAGTCTATTCTGCCCATGCGAGATGGTGAAGTCATTGACGCTATGGAGGAGACTAGCCAAACCATTACGGATTCCTTTGGTCGTACTTCTACCGTAAAAATCAGCACCTCTAATGCGATTAAAGCTAAGTGGTATTGTCAAGACCCTAACCTCATGACACCGCCTAATGTCAGACGTGGCGCTAAGGTCATGCTGTGGCGTCAAGCCAATACAGATTACTTCTATTGGTCTACCACGACTAATACGGATAATTACCAAAAGCTAGAAGAACGTGTCTATGGTTACTCTAATACCAAGAACGAAAGTGTAGACCACACTAAAGACCCTAATGCTACTTGGACTCAAGGTGTCTCTACATTAAGAAAAGAAGTCAATCTTATCCACACGACTAAGTCAGATGGAGAACAGTGGGCTTACGACATCAATGTCAATGCCAAAGAAGGATTCATTATCCTGAAAGACGATATTGACAACATGATTAAAATTGATTCTAAGAACCACATTATCCGTCTACAGACTACCGATGGTGCTTTTATCGAAATCAATAAACGAAACATAAGTATTGGTTGCGATAACATGAGTACGGTAGCTGATTCTACCATTAGTGAAAAATCCACTAATAAGACCGGTAACTACTCGGCTGGATGGAATACCGAAACACCTGTACATTCTCAATTAGGTAACTACAATATTACCGGTGGGATTACGGGTAGTCCTGGTAGTGGTGGTAGTGGCTTTACGATTACTGGTGATATTAACCAAATTGGTAGTATTACCTCTACTGAAGACCACAAAGCCGGTGGTATATCACTGATGCATCATCACCACACCTGCTCGGCTGGTGAATCAGGTGAACCTCATTAAAGCAGTAAATAGCAATTGCTGAGCCCTATGCAATAAAGCGAATTAAATGCGAATAGCATTTAGAGAGCTATAGAAGCTCTTAGAAAGCGATTAGACTATAGGGTAATACCTTTGTACCATTTTGAATTAAACTCGATATAGAGTGAAAATAGACCCACTACTAACGATTTGTTAGATAGACACTACTCTCTACCTCATTCAGGGGTAGAGAGTAGTATAGTCCATTCTGTCTTACTTGTTTTCAGGAGTCGGTAGTACAAAGTCGTCCGGTAGTACGATACAGAATTCTCGTGTATCCACAAAGGTAAAACCAATCAGTAGACTGAATAGCTTCTCTATCAATATCTCTTTACTACCCATTTCCTCTAACAATTCATCAATTCCATCACTGGGTAAGAGTAAGTCCTTACTCTCCTGTTCAATCTGCCTAATCTGGTCAGCAGCTTCTTTTCTAGATAAGGGAAAGACTTTAGGTACCATCATCACCACTGAATCCAATCGGTGTTTAGATAAAGGTACCCAGTGATACAATAACCAATCGTACCAGTCGTAGGTAAAGAAACCCACTACATTCTCATCTAGAAAACCAGGAGTGATGTCCGTATAAGGAGAATTGATTACTCTAACTGGTACCATGTTATCAGTATAGTACTTTAAACAGAGTACAAAGTCGTTAATCTCTTCCTTATTGAGCTCAAACGGATAGATGTTTAAGATAAGCTCAGTACGGTTAATCTTACCTTCTCGAGTGGAATTGTAGATATACCTCGCTACCGTATCTCTTAGATTCACTAAAAGAGTAGTCGGTTTAGAATGCTGAAGAGTATTGAGGTTTCGCTCTTTATAGCGTTTCCTAAACTCATGTAAGTCTATCCCATCGAAGTCATCTCTTTCACGAGTAAAGTATCCGTTTAAGAGTATCTCTTCAGTCAGGATATCATCCATGGATTCTAGTACGGCTAATCGAGTATCGAATAGGCAATCAATATCGACTAAAATCCCATGTGACTTAGCTTTTTCTTTATCATTCGCTATCATTCACTACTCCTTTAAGTCGGAGTAGTAGATAATGAAGTTATTGATGCAATAGCGATAGTTTTCCTTAAAGGTAAAGATTAGGGCTAAGAGCACTCTTAACCAGCGATTGTCTTTATCCCTTACCAGCTTTTCGTAATAACTGGTATCAGCACTGCTTTGCTCGTCGATTAGTTTACCCATGAGATTATTGATGTCATTGGGGTAATGAGTTACGTATAAGCAATATACCTGGTGTAAGGCAATCGAGAGTAGAGAATCCGGTAGGCCTCTAGGACCTAAGTGTTTCTTACTCAATTCACTTAAAGTATCGTAATTGAGGTAATCGATTAGGTTGTACCGATAACGAAGAGAATCAATCGTGCTGTATATCTTGGTTAAGTCTTTATCACTGTACTTAGAGAGTACTTGAGCAAAGACTTCGTATAGACGATACTCCATCTGTTTTAGTGGAGATTCTGTTACCTCTTCTTTTAGGTTAGTGAGGTACTCACTGGCCTTGAGGTAATTAGCTTTCTCTTTATCGGTTTTATTCAGGTTGCTGAGATCAATGTCTTCTAATGTTAAATTGGTTTGCATTCAGTGCTCCTAGTAGAGAAGAGTAGATTTTAACATCGCTTTATCTAAAGATAAAGTCTTGGCTGAAGGATGCGTTTACTATACGGTTTTCAGTATAGTAATGTAGACTTCAGCATCATCGCAGTTAAGTAAGAGTGTAACATCTTATTGGCTCCTACTTGACCGGTATAAGGCTTCAGTGCATTAGCCGATGCTTGTCCCATCTTAACAATAGATTGCTCCAATAGACGGTTACCATTCTCAGAACCACCCCTAAAGTGCATCATTTCCTCAGCCGTCTTAATCAGACCCATGGATAAGAGGTTATTTACCTCAGGATAGGAGATACGGCCACCTTTAGATTCACTACCGGTAGCCTGTAAAGTAAAGGAATCAATGTGGCTATTGTCTTTAGGAATAGAGATTTTCTTAGAAATCATCTGTTGCTGAATACGTACCGGTAGGTGCAGTACCATGGACTTCTTATTGGAGAGTTCACGTGAACCGTCATCCGAATACATCCAGATTTTGTGGTAGAAGTTGATTTTGTACTTATCGGCTACATTCTGTAGATTATCGATATCCAAACGGTAATCATCTTCCCCTACCGGAGTAATGAGTTGTAGGTAATCCTCTTCATTCTTGAATTTTATCATCAACTCTTCGAATTCTTTATCACTCAATGCTTCTAAACGCTTACGGGTACGTTCCCCGTTATCCGATTTAGGAAGCATGTCTTGCACCAATTTCACTGCGTAATCGGTGGCCTTTTTTCTAGCTTCAATTTGGCTCATTTGTCTTTGTCCTTCTTAAGCTAATATAAATAGAAATAAAACACACAGTAGTCATTCAGACTACTGTGTGTCTACTCTATCGAATTTAGATTAGTTTAGGCTCTTCTACAGGAGGTCTTCTGCTACCGTAATCTGACCACCCTGCCCCGTTTCCTCAATGGCTTGATTGACTTCACTGGTGGTGAATTCACCGGTAACGGTTTCTTCACCTTGAGTGAGAGAAAGATTCTCTTCTTCATCGAAGAGCCCTTCAGTCGCCTGATTGGCTTTTTCAGCTTCTTTCACCAATTCACCTTGTACAGTAGCAAGGTCTCGTAGAGATTCAGCCAATTCCTCAATCTCATCACCTTGCTCATTCTTCACAAACCAGTCTTTATCGAGTTTACCGTTTTTACCATATTCACTCATGTAAGGGAAGATGGTTTTATCCAGTAACTCCAACCACTCTTTAGAAGGCAGAACATCACCTAAGAGGGTACGGGCATTCAGGGTAGAGATACCTGAAGCGACACCGAGTTTGTAAATCAAGAGATTCAGTTCACGATTGATGACGTAAATCTGCTCGGTAATGGGTTTGTTTACCAAGAGAGCCTTAAAAGTATTCTTATTAAAACCCATCTCGTTAAACATACCGACAAAATCGATTTCATGCTTTTCACAAAGCGCTTTCACATCCCTCAGGATGAGATTCGGGTCAGTAATGAAGGCTTCTAAAGATTCGTCCTTAATACCAATACCTTCAATTTCCTTCTTACCGGTAATCTTTTCGTACTCTTCATTGGCTTTATCAATGTCGACGTACTCTACTTGATCCAAAGTATCCATATTGCATTTGTTCCTTAAAATTGACTATTTAGCACTTTCTCGTTTAGCTCGTGCGGTGTTGTCTTCAATAAGACTATTCGTTTCAGAAGCATTCACCATTTGTTTGGCATACTTCTTCTTAATCGTCTTCTTATCACTCTCTAACCAGAAGGGATGATAAGTACCTAAAGCCATTCTCATGATGTCTAAAGTAGAGAGCTCTAACTGCTCATGTGCCGTATCATCGAGAGAGTACCAGTAACGGGTATCCAGAATCATGTCCCAGGAGTAACCGTTTTGTTTTACTTTCTCGTACAGTGTAGCAGGAGTGAGTTCTAACAGACGTTTATCAATCGCTCTTAGGTGTTCAGCCCAGTATTGAGACATCTGTAACATATCAGCACAAATGCTAATAGCACGAGATAAGCGACGGTTTTCGTCCAAGAGACTACGCACAGTAGTACGAGAGAGTTTTACTTCAGGTAAGAGAACACAAGCCACATCTTTAAAGTTATCGGTACCAGTGATTTCACCCGTTAAACCGTACATGCCATGCTGGCGTAAGAAGTGGAAATGAGTCAGGTTATCGAGAATACCATACTTCTGGGAAACAATGATTTCCAAATGATAACCAGAAGGACCGGTTTTACACCGCCACTGTTGCATGGTGACGATATTTAAGTCATCGGGGTTGTTATCCTCACCAGCATCTCTCAGTGGGTACTTCTGTACGTTCTTATCGGTTTTAAAGTGCAGTTTGTTTACGTTCTTGATTAGCCACATGCAAGTGGACAAGAACATGATGTTTTCAGGTACCCCTTTTAACTTCTTACCGGTTTCGGAGTATTGAGAAGGTTTGTGTTGTGGAGCATAGGGGTCTAATTGGAATGCTTGTCCATAGTGAACAGTACCGGTAAAGTAGGTATTGGTGCCTACTAACAAGTCTGGTAACTGGTCAATCATGTTTTTCTTGAAGCGACCTGAGTTCATGGCCACCATGTTTTGCTTAGCGTCACCTAAATCGGTTTTATCGTAGAGCTCTTGAACCGCTTCTACAATAAACATGGAAATGGAGTCAATGCTAACAAAGGTAGGTAGGAGAATCTTGATGGCTTTACCATTTTTATTAATTAGCGGAGTGTCTACTTTAAAAGAAGCACCTTGTTTCTTCTTAGAAAGCATCCAGTCTTTAGCCATCTTAAACCATTCGTCTCCTTTGTAGAGCGATGCTTCGGTTACTAACCAGCGAGGATTCTCTCCTTCGAACCAATCGGGTTCATTGGGCTTGACGATTCTTCTTAGTCTAAGCTCTAGACCAGGGATGTAGGTATTGTTTTCAGTATCGTATTTCTGGCCAGGACTTAAGTGGTGTGCTCGAAAGGCAGCGACTTGATTGACGTAGTCGGCTAGGGCGGATTTGTATGAGTTTCCAGGCCCCACGAATATAATGGAGCCATTATGCCCGCCATTGGTGAGGTATTGGCCATTAATGGCTTTTACAGGTGAGCCAGTGGGGATGTCCATCAAGCACCCTACGTTTAAGTTTATCCGTAGGTATGGGGACTGTTTCGCTGGCATTTGAAAAAATTCAGACATGTAAAACTCCGTTCTGTCTAATGATGATTAGATGGGGTAAAAAGCATGTAAAAGCATCGGTTTTTTGTTCAGATATTGGGAAGAACCGATAGAATTTAGATGTCTCGTTTTCGATTAAAAATCAGAGTATATTTAGAAGGAATTGAAGTGATGGAAAAAAACGATTGGCATGTCTCAGTAGCCCTGTCTGTAGAGGCACTGAGAAGCGATATTTCTGCTTTAAGAGAGATGGATCTCTCGAATGAAGGTTTGGCTACTACTCTAACTAATCTCTTTAGAAACACCTACAACACTTTACGTGTCTCTATTAGTGGTTTTCTGGATAAGAATGACTACGGTGTACTGGGACTGGATGAGAATCTGGTACGTAAACTGGATAAGAGTAAGCTGAGTAAGAACTACGCTTACTTACTGGATACTCAAGTAGAAGTACCAGTAGGCATGAAAGGCCATTACCTACCCTATACTGAAGTCTCTTTAAAGCTCTCTACTTTGTTTAGTGGTTTACAGAGTCAGGTAGAGAAACTGCGTAGTGATATCGGTAGAGTGATTTCTACTGAAAAAGGACTACTGGATTCTACCCTCTTCGATGATAAGTACTACCTAGAAGAGAACAAGGTAGTAAAGAATGCGATTAAGGAATGGTCTTTACACAGAGTAGCTAATGACATTGTGCCTTCACGTGCTTTTGGTGATGTCTTCCGTAATGGTAATGAATTGGTAGAATGTATCGGTGTAGCTCGTCAGTGTAACGATAACCTCAATCAAGTGAATCGTAAGAAACTGATTGCTAACATTGAAACCACCATGACTTACGTGAAAGACTTAATGGAAGCAGCTAAAGAAGGTTATTCTAAACCACTGATGCTGAAGATTGCTAATGCAGTAGCTGCAGTAGCTGAGAATGTAGAAACACTGTCAGCAGCTGTGTATAACACTAAGATGCTGAATGTAGCATTGGATAGTGTTAATGAGAAGATAACTTCACTAGTGAACTGACAATAGACTATACTACTCTCTACTCCTCTAGGTGGGAGTAGAGAGTAGTGTGTTTATGCTGTCTTATAAAGCAATAGAGGGTTTCCACTTAGCGGGTTCTTGTAGGTAGTTCTTAACATCTAGATAGCTATCTACAGTAGAATAAGGGTTCTTATACAGGACTAGGTTATCCAAATCCATATTCCTCTTATTCCCATCCTTAAAGGTTACACCAATCTGTTCTAACTCTAAACCATCTGGGTTCTTAAAGGTAAAGACCAGTAATACAGCTAAATAAAGTTTCATCTTCCTTTCACGGATGTTGCTATTGTAAAAGGGACGCAGTCTCATGACCACATCTCCATTTCTATCAATAGCCCCTCTAACGGTTCTGTACTTGTTTCTACCACCAATAACGACTTCTCCTTCTTTCGATATCTTGTACGTATCACTAAATCGTTTATCGGGTATGGTAAAGTATTCCTTATTCGATGTATCCATCTTTTATCTCCCTATTCGGTAAATCCAGGTAATAGGTATCGCACATGTAACGAGTGAGTAGATTAGCTAGAGATAAGTTGTTTTGGTTACCATCCCGATATTCTACTTCTACAAAATCTAATCCATATCTACCAGGATTCAAGAAGGTAAATGCTAATAGAGCATCTAGGTAAACCTTCTTCTTCATCTTAGTATCCCTATTTACTCTTAAGGCTACGTATAACCTACCGTTGCTATCTGCCTTAGGTAATACGTTTCTATTCAACTTACAATCGTACACGATACCGTTCTTAGTGATTTTGTAGTAGGAATAGAAACGAGTATCGGGAATATCGTAAGTAATATCAAATTCTCTCATTGAGTACACTCCAGTAGTATTCAGTCTCATTTCTACTCTTCTAATACTAGCTTTTCATCTAGTAAGAAATATAAAACTTGAAGAAGGTGTTATATCAATGAAAGTCAAATTGGGAGAATAGAGGGAACTACACCTTCTTCTTTGACTTTATAGGATTTAGATTTCAATGAAGGAGTGAGAAGTGAAGGCGGAGTATATGTCAATATACGAACGACTGAACGCTACGAACGAGTGAATTAGAAATCTTAGGAGTATAAAGGTTTCTTCTTGCAAGGAGGGTTGTTTATGGGTTTCTGACGCCGTAGGCGTCAAGATAGATAGATAGATAGTCCTAACAGTTACCTATTCTGTATTAATTTAATTATACTACTCTACTCTTAATCTACTCTATGCTAATAACAATACTAACAATAGACTAGATTACTAAGACTAGATAGACTAATGAAGAGAACCCCCNNCGAGCTAATACCTTTCTCTAGATGAACTAGAGAGACTAAACCCTTTCTTTTTGCTTCTTTTTCTTTATTGAAACGAATACTAGCTACTCTCTACCCCTTAGTGAGGTAGAGAGTAGTCTAATCTAGTTTGTCTTTTCTTTAAGGTTGGTTCTTCAGTCTCTTAATCTCATTCTCTAGCTCTTGAATCTTGTTGTAATACTCTATTACCTTCTCTTCAGCGATTCTGAGTTTAGTCTTAATCCCTTCTCCTGTATTGGTTAATTCTAGTAATCGCTCTAAGGTAGGTTTCTTTTCTTTCTTCTTCTCTGCTCTTACCTTCTTGATTCTTTCATGGTCTACGTTATCGACAATGTAAATATCGGATAGGACCATAGACTCTGCTTGAATATCGACACCCAATTGTAGATTGGCTAATTCTTGGAATTGCTCGATTAAGGCTTCAATATTCTCATCTTTAGGTAGAGCACCTAAACGAATACCAATACCCATGGTCACGTAGGCTACGCCTGTACCAATAGGGTAGGATTCTAGGTAGTGTAAGGGGAAGGAATAAACCGTACCAGAGTCTGTCTTAACGAAGATGATTCTGCCTTCCTTATTCATGTGTTCTTGGAAGAGAGAATCTGGTAAACTGTACTTACGGTAATAGGTAGAGAGGACATCTGTACCCATGTTGATTAACTGACCGTAATTAGAGATAGCAGTACAGGTAAGAGGGGTATTGACTGGGAGGAGGTTATGGAAGGGATTATTGAGCTTCCAGAGGCCTCTACTACCCACAGTAGGATTGTTAAGCATCTGCATGGTGTTGATTTCCTTTAAGAGTATAGGGTATAGGGGAAAATTCATAGCAGTATAGAGAGAAAGGGTTAGTGAGATTATAGTTATATGCTCTAGATTGAGTTTATAGAGCGATGGTACCCTAGATAGTAGGGTAGCCTACCCAATAGGCTTAATCGCTCTATAACACGCTCTACGAGCCTGTAAAAGGCATTCTCACTATAAAGACTGGATAACTTAGTCTATAAAGCAATGAAAATGATAGAAATACTACTCTACTACCCCAACAATAGGGTAGTAGAGTAGCTTCGTTTGGTATTACTTATTGTCTTCTTTAGTAGAAGGAGTAGGTTTAACTTGTTGTACTTCCTCCTCTAGATTATAAGCTTTCTTATTCTCTTCTGTAGCTAACTCTACCCTTACCGGTAATTCTGGTTCTTCTTCAATCACTGTTACCGTCGGTACATGGGTAGGGTAAGGGTAGTTAGAATAACCAGTGACGGTAGTCTCTTCATTAGGGTGTACATGGGGTTCTAATACAGGTTCTTCTACCGGTGGGTTTTGTACCTGTTGTACCTCTTGTAAGGTTTCAATCACGGTACGGTAAGCAATCAATTGTAAGGTAGTGCTCTTTAACATCTCTTCGAGTTTATCCACTCTAGAGAGGGCACCAGTCAATTGCTTACGAACAGCAGCGAATTCTGCCATCATTTGGTTATCGAAGAGGACTTGGTCTCCTACTTGTTGAGACCTATTTTGCCATTCTTGCATGTTTGGTTTCCTTTATTAGTTCATCGCTAACCCTATCTGTCGATAGGAACAGCTCTTTACTCATTGATCATTGTCGAGTAATGGTAACTCCTACGTTTATGTTAGAAGGAGGTAACACAATGTTATCCTCGCTAATAACACAATACACGATATCGGAGAGTACGGAATACTCCATGAAGGAGTGGGAGATTAAGAAGATTTGGTTATCAGGGAATTCCTCTGCTAGCCTTTCTATCAACTTAATCACGTTTTCTCGATGTTTGGCATCGAAGGTTCTACCTGGTTCATCTAAATAAAGTGGATAGTTATCCAGCTTTAGAGACTTCATCACCATGAACTTGAAGGCTAGGTTAATGATTTCACGGATACCATCACTCCCTAGTGAGACATCCGGTTTTAGGTGATTAGAGTGCCCTACGGTAATCGGGAATCGATAAGAGAGCTCCTCTCCTGTCTCTACCTTAGACGGATGGACGATTAAAGGATAAGACCAGATAGAGGCAATGAATCCGTTTAAACGAGCTAAGAAGATTTTAATATAGCCTAATAAGCCTTCAGCAATTAAACCATCTTGAGGATTGAGCGCTTCGATAATGGCTTGGAAAACGACTCTCTCCTCTTCTAGAGACTTTACGGTAATCTCGAGTAATTCAATTTGCTTCTGCTTACCGGCTAGATTAATCTGTTTCTTAGAGAGTAGGGCAATTTCCTCTCTAAGATTCACTACGATTCTGTGTACGGTATCGTAGAGGTCTTTCTCGATAATCTTAAAGTTTATCTTTTCCTGTTCTCCTACCTTGCTGGCTACATGACGTCTATAATCATCGTAGACCTGATAGCAATGTAGCTTGTCCTCTAAAACTTTTTGTCTTCTCTCAAAGTGAGCTAGCTTCTCTTTTAGCTCTAGTGACTCTTTCTCGAGTTTCACTAAAGTCTCTTCTAAAGAGAGTCTGTATTTCTCATCCACCCCATTGAGATTCTTAATCTTCTCTTCAATCTCTTTTAGCTGTAAGACTAGCCCATTCTTCTTCACCTTATCCTTTAATCCCTGTTTGGTTTTATCAATACAGGAGTAGAGATAAGTACCATTCTGGTAGAGTTTCCTCTCCTTAATCTCTTGGATTAGGGGAGAGAATAAACCATTGAAGGAGGAGAGTAGAGTAAGTAACTGCTTCAATACCTCAATATCTCGATTGAGAGTAGTGGCTATGGCCTGTTTCTCTTTTAGAGATTGGGTTAAAGTAGAGAGTTTCTCTTTCTCTTCCGTTAAGGAGAGATTGAGTTTCTCTAAAGCTTCTTTAGAATAGCCTAAATGGAATTCATGGTGACAATTCGGACATTCTACTTTAGCTTGTCTTTCCTTCTCTTTAATCGAGTGGATTCTCTCAGTGATTTTCGCTATCTTGACATTGGATTGGTTTACTGAGTGATTCAGGGTATCGATTTCCTCCTGGAATTGCTTTAGGAGGCGATAGGAGAGCGTTTCACTCTCTATCTTAAGGGTTTCCTCAATGTAGCGGTTAATCTCGTTGTATTGAGCATTTAGCTGCTTTAGAAGCGATTCTGGATACTCTAAGCTATCAATGTGCTTATCAATCTCAAACCCCTCTATTTCTGCTTGTATTTCCGTTTGTGATTTCAATAGGTCTTCTAGACTAGTCGACCTTAATTGATTAATCTCTAAGAGCTTATTCTCGGTTTCGGTATAAGACTCTAAAACAGTACGGTATCGATTCGAGTGAGAATAGCTCTCGTGTTTATAGTGTTCGATGTGTTTTACGATATCACCTAAGTCTTCAGGACGAATGTATTGCTTATAGACTGCTAAACTCGTTTGGTAGAGGTCTTTAGACCAATTGACTAATTCCTGATTGTTCTTAGTCTGTTTGGTGATTAAGTCTTCTAGGTAATCTGGATCATTCATCTCGGGAGAGAAGGAAACCAGATTGTTTAGATATTCGATTTCTTCCTCTTTATCCCGAATGGTCTTATTGATGGCCATTAGGTCTTCACTCTCGAGATTACCTTGAGAGACAGAGACTAATTGCTGTTTGGTTTTCTTCAATGCCCCTACGGTATCCCTTAGTCTTTCCTTGGCTTTATTGAATACCGAGAAAGCGTAGGTATAGTCCGTATCGCACAGTAGGGTAAACCACTCTTTTCTCTTTTGTGGAGAGAGGCGAGTGAGGTATTCCTTATCGGTTAGAAGAGCATGGATTTCCTTAGTGTAGTTAAAGTAATCTTTTACTAACTGAGTCTGGTAGGTGATTGTTCCACCGATATTGAGCTCTTCATTGGTGTTTAAGTCAATAAAGGAGTGTTTGTTCTCCTTAAAGTCGTTAATGAGACGATAGGTATTACCTAAGTGTTCTAATACGATTTCCTTGTATCCGTTTTTAGTAAAGTCTACCTTATCAGCAGGTAGGGGAGAGAGGTAATGTAATAAGGATGACTTACCGCTACCATTGGTACCGATAATGGATAAGACATTACCTATCTTGGTAAAATCGATTTCGATTTCAGTAATCGAGGAGAGCTCTAAGCGATAGCACCCTCGAAGAATGAGTTTGATGATTTTCACTGACTAACCTCTATTCAGTTTTCTTAATTCAGAATAGACTAATCATTTCGATTAAATGGTAGCTCGTATAGCTTCTATACTCGCTTTACTACGTAGAAACAGAATAGCTAACACACCCTACCTACTGCCTCA